CGAAGCGCGCGCCCATCGGGCCGTAGAGCCTCAGCGTTCGCATCATGGCGTGAAATCCTTGTGACGGATGATGAGGCGAGTGTATTCCGCCCACATGCCGCCGTAAACGTCGCGTGAAGACAGGCGGCCGTAAAGGTGGTGCAGGAACAGGCTGCGGCCCTCGTCGAGGTAGACCCCCGCGTGGTTCGGCACGCCATTCTTGGAGCGCACCTGCATCAGGATCGCGTCGCCGCGGCGGATCGGCTCGCCCGCGGGCAACGGCTCGAAGCCAGCCTCGCGGAAGTGCGCGGTGTAGAGGTCCGAGCGGCCGTCGTCCCACCAGCCATCGGTGCGCTCGAAGTCGGGCAGCACGATCCCGGCCTCGCGCGCGTACCAGTCCCGGCAGAGCGTGTAGCAGTCGAGGACGCCGTGAAAGAACTGCCGCCCGACCAGCGGCGCGCCGTAGCCTGACGGCTGGAACCGATGCACCTCGCCGGCGCCGGCGGCCGTCACCGCCGCGATGTACCACGGCAGGCCGGACGCTTCGCACGCCACCAGATCGCCCTCGCTCGGCCGCGCCGGCACGTCCGGGTGCGAGTGGCCCACCGCAATCACGTCGCCGAGGTCTTCCGCCGCGGCGTAGTCTTCCGGGTGCAGGCGGAACTGCTCGGTCGGGTTCGCCGCCTGGTTGCGGCACGGCACGTAGCGCTCGCGACCCTTGACGACGATGAACAGGCCACAGCACTCGCGCGGGTACTCCGCAACCGCATGGCCGCGGAACGCTTCCAACGTCTCGGGCGTCATGTGCGCGTCAGCGACGTGGCGGGGAAGCCGCCGAACGGCAGCGGGCCATTCTGTCCGAAGCGGAAGCGGCACCCGGTCAGCGTGCCGCTGCAATCGTCCGCTGCCGGGTCGGTGGTGGCCACGTCGTTGACGGTTGCGACCGGGCCGCCAGTGTAGCCGCAATAGGGGCCGCGGTAGCCGCTGCGCACGCCCCGGGCCTGGCCGCCCAGCGTGATCCAGGTGCACACGTCGGCGATCATCTGGCGCCGCGGCAGCTGCACCGTGCCGACGTCCATCGCGTTGCTCAGCTCGAACTCCACGACGTCACTCGTGTCAAGCGACTTGCGCTCGACGATCCACAGCTCCGGCGGATGTTCCTGCGTCGGATCCGCGCCGGGCTGGCCGTCCAGGAACTGCTCGTAGGTATCGTGCACCGTGAGCTCGGCGCCGAGCAGATCCTGGTACTGGTAGCACAGCGTCGAGATCGCGCCGCCGATGTTGCCGATGCGCACCTTCGGCACCGGCTGCTGGTCGCCGGTCTTCTCGAAGCCTTCGGTCTCGATCGGCGCCGGGCTGTACGCGACGCCCTGCCAGGTGATCGTCCCGGCCTGCGGGTAGCCGTGGAAGTACAGCACGTCGCCGGCGCCGCCGCCGGTGATCGGACGCATGTCGAATTGGTACAGGCGCACGCGCGCGCCAGGCTCGAGACGCTGGGCGGCCTGGATGACGGTGTCGGTCACGGCTTGTAGTCCTGGTCGAAGGTCGCGGTCAGCTGGTACCGGCCAATCCCCATCGGAACCAGCGTGTACGTCTCGCACGCGTAGTTGCCCTGCACGCCGCCGGGCGGTGTCCAGAGGAACGTCTGGCCGACGTGGGCGACCAGGAAGTCGCGGATCGGCAGCACGTCGTCAGCCGCGCCCTGTTCCCCGATCCACGAGAGCGGCCACGACTGCATGTGCGTGCTGGCCGCGGGGCCATCGGCGGAACGCTGGCGGTAGCCGTCGCCGAATTGCACCTTGCGGGCGCGCAGCGTGCCGGTACCGCTCGGCCCGACCAGCGGGATCCATGCGGCGTTGAAGGTGTCGGTCATGCGGGGGCTCCCATGCGCAGCGTCTTGTAGATGTCGCCACCGGGCTGCAGGCCGCGGGACATGACGCGCCGCGCGGCGGTCTCCATCTCGGCGGCCATCTGCTTGCCGAACTGCGTCAGCGCCTCGGTATGGCTGTTCATCTGGGTATTGCCGTTGGCGTCCTGCACGACGTTAATGCTCACGTTGACGTTCGTCGGCGCGCCGCTGGCGGACGACGTCGAGCTGCTGCCGCCGGCGGGGATGACGTGACCGCCATCGGCGCCCATCAGCAGGTAGCTGCGGCCGCCGCTGACCAGCATCTCGGGCTTGCCGCCCTCGGCCACCTCGTACAAGTTGCCGCCCTGCACCGGGCCGCCGGAAGCGCGGCCGCCGGCTACCGGGATCGTCGACATGCTGGACTGGTAGCCGGCGATGTCGCCGCTGACCGAGCTGTCCATGTTGGCGCCGATCGAGCTGTTCGACATGATCGGGCTCTGCATCAGGAACATGCCGAGGATCGACTGCAGGATCTGCGACTCGACCACGCGTAGCTCCATGCGCGCCAGGTCGGTGAGCACGCTGGTCACGAAGCTCTTGAAGCCGAACTTGCCGGTGGTGACGAACGTGAGCAGCGCGTTCTCCATAGAGGTAAACGCGTTGGCGAACAGCTGCTGCGCCTCGGCCGCGGCGTTGGCCGACTGGTCGACGTAGTCCTGCATCGCCGCGCGCGCGCCGTTGTGCCAGTCCGATTGCAGGGCGTCGCGCTCGGCAAAGTAGGTCTTGTCCGCGGCCAGCTGCTCGCCGAGGGCTTTCTTGTACTCGGCGACTTCCTTGGCGTACAGGTCGTCGGAGATTTCGCCCTTCGTGTTGGCCTTGCCCGCCTGGGTAATCAGGTCGTCGTACTGGCGCAGCGTGGCCTGCAGCGCGGCATTGTCGGCCGATTCTTTCGTGCCCTGCCCGATCGAGGCGAGCACGTCGCCGTGCTTGCGCGAGGACTCGATCGACAGGCGCGCGAGGTTTTCCTGCACGACGGCGAAGGCTTGGGCTTCCTTGGTCGCCTCTTTCTGCGCGGCGGCCTCGTCGGTCAGGTCAACGATGCGCTGCTGCTTGGCGATCGCCTCGGCTTTCTCGGTTTCCGACAGGCGCCGGAACGCGGCATTGCCGCCGGCGAGCATCACGTTCAGCGCTTTCTGCGCCGAAGTGGCCTTGCCGTCGCCGTCGACCTGGTCCTGCAACGACTGCAGCTGACCGTCCTGGCTGGCCTTGAGGTTGAGGTACGCCTGCTGCTGCTCGCGCGCCGCGGTCGCGCCTGCGGTCGCTGCTTTCTTGGCGGCCTCGGCGTCGTCCGCCATACCCGCCTGCTTAAGCGGCTTGGCGAAAGCGGTCTCGAGGTCGGCGATAGCTTTCGCCGCGGCGGCGGCCGTCTTCGTGTACTTCGGAACCTCGGCTTTCAGGTCGTCGAGGACCGACTGCGTTTGCGCGACGCGAGTGGTGCCGATTTTCTTGGCCTGTTTCTCCCACGCGTCGCCCGACTTGATGGCGCCCTGCAGCCCGGTCTCGACGGCTTTCTGGGCCGCGTCCATCTGCGCGAGACCGCCGTTGAAGTCGCCCGCCAAGTTGCCGAGCACGTCCTTCAGGCTGGCGCCGTGTGCGAGACGGTCGATCGCGCCCGTCACGCTGTCGACGGCCGGGCCGAATAGGCTGAGCTTGTCCCGCAGCGCATCCACGTCGCTCTGCGCGTCGTGCATCGTCGCGCCCAGCGCCGCGATGCGCTCGTTCACCTCGTCGAGCTTGCGCTGGTCGAACCAGTTGAGGATCGCGGTGCCTTCATTCGAGCCGTTGGCCTGGATCTGCTCTTGCAGGCGTGCCGCCTCGGCCTGCAGGTCGGCCATCTCGCCGCGGGTCTTCGACAGCGAGGTGCCGGCGTTGACGAACACGTCCAGCGTCTGCGACGTGTTCATCTTCGCGCCGAGCTGGCCGTAGTCGTCGGTCGCAGCCTGTACCTCGGTGCGCAACGTCTGCAGCGACTTGACCTGGTTGACGGTCTCCGCCTCGTAGTCTTCCGAGGCTTTCTTGACGTCGTAGATCGCATACGCCAGGCCGCCGATCGCCGCGATAGCCAGACCCCACGGGCCGCCCACGAGGGAGAGCGCGAAGTTGCCGAAACTCGCCGCCGCGCCGCGGATCGTGTTCGACAGGCTACCCAGCTCCGTCTCGAGAGCGCGCGCCGCCGCAAGGCGTGCCTCGGCGGCAGTGACGGCTTCCTCGGCGGCCGCCAGCGCGATGTTCGACTCGACCAGCTTCGTGTTGAGCGCGTCAGCCGCCATCCCCGCGGCCTGCGCGTCGCGGACGGCTGCGGTGTACTCCCGCTTCGCCGCGGTCAGCGCTTTCTGCGCGGCGGCGGCGGCGCCACTGGCCTCGTCCTGGAACCGGACGTTCGCCGGAAGGGTCATCGCGCTGCCAAGCCGCTCGACGTTTTTCCGCGCCGTCAGGTCAACCGCCGCCTGCAGCTCGAATTCCGCGGCCGCCGCGTCACGCACGGCACGCGCCTGTGCCTCAACGTCCCGCACGGTAGCCAGCGACCGCTGCGCGCGGCCCTGCGCGTCCGCGGCGTCGACAGCGTCCGCCTTCACCTTGTCCAGCGTGGCCGCCGCGTACGCCGCCTCGGCAGTCGCGGCCATCCGCGCGCCCTGGTACTCCTGCACGTACTGCTGCGCTTTGTCCGCGCCGCTACTCAGCGTCGAGCCGAGCATGCGCGCGCCGGCGAGCCCGGAGATCAGGCCGAGGGTCGAGGCGATGTGGTCGAGGTTGGCGGCCAGGAACGCGGTGCTCGAGGTGGCCACGTCGGTAAACAGGCCACTCGAGAGATCATTCTTGAGGTTGAACCACGACGTCTTCAGGCGGTTGATCTGGGCGTTGAGCCCTTCGGACGCCTGTTCCCAGCCGCGGCCCGACTCGGCCAGCGCCTGCGTCAGCTGCGGCAGGAAGCGCGAGGTGACCAGCGCGCCGCTCTGCTCGAGCTGCATGAACGACTTGCCGGCCAGGTCGGTGCCCTTGACCGACTCCATGACCGCTTCCTTGAAGCGCGCCGCGGAGCCGGGGATCGCGAAGCCGAGCTGCTGGTTGAGCTGGCGCGCCTGGATCGTGCCACGCGACATCATCTCGGTCAGCGCGAGCAGCGCGTGCTGCGACTGCTCGCTCGACAGGTGCATCGTGGTCGACGCTTGCGCGAACGCGGTGAACAGCGCCTCGGCCTTGCTGATCGGGATGCCCGACGCGTCCGCCGCCGCGGCCAGCTGGCCGAAGCCTTGCGCCGCCGGCTGCAGATTCAGGCCTAGCTCGCCGGTCGTTTTCTTGAGGAAGTCGAACGCGTTGGCCGCGTCCGCCGCCGAGCCGGTCGCCGATTGCAGCGTGTACTGGATCTGCTGCATCTGCACTTGCGCTTCGATGAGCGAGTGCAGCCCTTCCTTCAGCAGCTCAAACTCGCCGAAGGCCGCAGCGGCGCGCTGCAGGTTGTTCAAGACGCCAGCGGTTTCGGTCGCCTGCTTTTGGATCGCGCTGAGCGACTGGTTCGCCTGCGCTGCCGCCTCGACCATGCCGGTGCGGAACGCCGTCGAGTTCAAGCGCATGACGGTATCGAGCGTTGCTACCGTGGTCATTGCGCTTCCCTCTCGACTGTTGGCTTGAACCGGGCGAAGACGTCTTTCATCGCCTGCGCCCGGCTCTTGGCTTCCATCTCAGGCGTTGTCGGGTTCGCCTCGACGCGTAAGAAGGCTTCGAGCTCCGAGAGCTGGTACGACGTCATCTCTCGGAGCATCAGGTCCGGGTGTGGGTACCCGAACCGGAACGCTAGTTGCCAGAGGTTTCGCCGCCCTGGACGGCTACGGAGTTTTTTTCGATGGCGTCCACGCTGGACGGCAGCATGCCGTTCAACTGCGCCGCCGCGGTCCACACCGCATTGATCGTGGGCGCCGACTTCTGGCCCAGCGCTTCGACGTCTTCGGCGGTGAACAGCGGCTGGCCGTCAGCGTCGACGATGCACAGGGCGCACAGGCGGGCACGCATGCCCTCGAGGTTCACCTTGCCATCCACGTAGGTCGCCGAGTCCCAGCGGTCGCGCTGGATCGCGGTCAGCTGGCCGACGCGCACGACGGCGTTCTCGCCCCACTCCGGTACCTGCACTTCGATGAACTTGCGGTCGTTGGCTGCGAGGATCTGTTCTTTCGTGAGAAGCATGGGATCGTTCCTTTGAATCTGGGGGAGCGCCCGGCGCGTTTGCAGCCGGGCGCTACGTCGTTACCCTGCGGCCGGAGCCGATCAGGTCGTCGGGGCACCAGTACCCGACCAGGTGACAGCACCCGTGCCGCGGATCGAAGCGGAGAACATCAGCACGCCGTCGACGGTGCCGGTGTTGCCGAACTTTTTGATCGTGGCGCTGAAGGTCTGGACCTCGCCGTCGGCGAAGGTATTGCGGAACTGCGCCACCACGCCGATGTTGTCGCGCAGGGTGTTCTGGCCCGCGTCAAGCGCGATGCGCTGACCGGTCAGGGTGCCGGCCGGCGTGTCCTGCAGGCCCGCAATGTATTCCTTGCGCACGCTGGCCAGGTTGGTCGCATCCAAGTCACCCGCTTCGCCCGAGGGGTCGTAGATGTCTTTGATGCCGCCGATCACTTTCCATGTCGTTCCCGCGTCGAGGCTGACTTCGAGCTTGTGACCCTGCGCGCTGACGGCGCCGGTCTTCACGCCGAAACGACGACCGCTATACGCGACGACTCGGGGCTGGCCAGCGATGGCCCGCACGACGTTGACGAGGAACTTGGAGACTGCGCCGGCAGGGGCGAAGACGAGCAGCAGGGCCACCAGGGCGACCACGACTGCCATGATGAGATTGAAATTGAACATGTCGTTTCTCCGGTGGTTTAGCTGACCCAAATGGGCGCATCGAAGCTGGCGCGGTGCAACTTTACGTCCGCCTCGAAGTTGTCGGGGTTGTCGGTAATTTCACCCAACGTTAACCCTACGCGCAATGCTACCTTGGCTTGATCCGCAAGTCCACGCGCCTGCGCGAAGCTGTCGGCCCAGACGTCGATCTGGAAACGGATGCGCGACGGCCCTGGTCCCGTGAGGGTCAGGTTCTCGGTGCCTGAGATCCGGTGGTAGGTGATCCGCGGTCGGTTCGCCGGGTTGGCCGAAGCGAAGGAAGTGGTAGGCGCCAGTGCACTCAGCGCGGTGGCAATACTTGACTCGATCACAGCTTCGCTCCCCACGCCTGTTCAATTCCCGGACCCATGACGTCCACGATCTGCTGCACCGCCTCGGCCGCCTTCGACTCCGCGGCCGGCCGCATGAACGGGTACGGCTGCGCGTG